GATACTTACGACGACATGAAAAGTGTTGGGGGTGTCGCCGGTGCCTTGAATGATTTCCGACTCCGGAGGTTCGCACATCTCGCCAGTGTCAACTACAACGCTGTGGCGACCGCTTACTGTTTAGCAAACGGGCGGTTCCATATCAATGATAGGTCACACGCGAATAAACGAATTATCGGGAGGTACTTCAAATTCCTTTGGAAACTAACCGGTCCACATTACGCAGAAGTCGTTGAGACATTCTGTGATAGGACTCGGTTGTCCTTCATTCGAGACGACAGCTACGCTGGCGGCGTACGCAGGCAGACGCCACGGGCCAATTTCTTGGCCAGTGGACTTAAACGTGCCTTTGTTGCGCCGGATCAGGGTGAGCCGAATCTCAAAGAAGTGTATGACCGTATTACCGCGCCCCAACGGCGCGTACAGGAGCCAGCTGTCCTAGCGGCTCTCGATCAGTACATCGGAGGAATTAAAATTACAGGGATCAGGAAAGATCGCACAGGTCGTATTCGACTGCCAACAATTCCCTTCCCGCTTCCGCACGCCAGGTCCACATTAACTAGTGGACGTGGAATAGGAGGCCAGGTAAGGGACACCGGTATATTACTGGACCAACACAAGGTGATGTCCGGTAGGCGTAATATAATAAAACGCGCACTGTTTTGGCGGAAGTTCTACTATCGATACCGGGTCCGCCTCAAAAAGGAGGTGGAAATGTTGATTGACGCAGTCGATAAGGCAGGACTCCGACAGATCAACTTCGTCTTACTCAAGGCGTGTGCCGCATCGCGTCAGCTCAAGACCCTTAAAGGGTACTGGGCGGAAGCGAACGCGGCCAAGACGGCCAAGCTCTATGAGCAGGCCGCTGCGATTGAGGCGAAGAGAGTCATGGAGTCAAGCACTAAAGACGATCCTGTGGACCTCGAGAGAGCCCAAACGGAATCAATTCTCCTTAAACAGCGATTTATCATGAACATCCGCGCCCTAATGGGCGCGTTAGATGCACTTCGTGATTGCTTCGAAGAGTTCATACACTCAGATACCCGATGGCTACCTAAAAAGGTGGCCGAGGGCGTCATACCGCCCCAAGCTCGGTTCAACCGAACCTGGAAGCAGGTACGACGGACAGATATACTGAGCGACAGAATGATCTTAGCCCCGATGGACGAAATACGTACCTGGCGGAATCATCAAACCACAAAACAAAAGTGGAAGTCTAAGACTTTTGATGAGAATAATTCTACTTTAAGAGTCGATCAGATGTATGTGCGAGTGTACACGAGTGGATCCTCAGAAGAGGCCACATTCGGTCACTGCGCGAACACTGAGAAACTTGAACCAGGGGTACTCCGAATCGAGAACACACCGTTGGCGCTAATCCGTCCAGTCCGACAGAAGGAGCTCAAAACACTCTACCCAGCAGCTACGCTGATCGGGGCGAGTTATTGGGAGTTCCAAATGCCGAAAGAACGAGATTCAGTACGTGGCGACAGAGCAGCACTCTCTCTCTGGGCACTTAAGAAGTGCGCCCAAATGTGGGCAGACCAGAAAGACGAGAAGTGCAGAGTCGCGATGATACCAGACGTTACAGGAAAGTACAGA